ATGGATACCTGTTCCCGAGTCAATCTTGACAGGGGGAGGAAGATCGTTTTCTAGTATGAATTTGTCAATCGCTTGGATTGCATCTTGTTTAGATGCGTAGCCCTTACCCTCACCGACATCAAGATCTACAAAGAATGACCTAACAAACTTAGCCTCATCAGCTTTGCGACTATATCCACCGAATGAACTAAGTGCAACAAAGATGTTGGTAGGTGTATTCTTTTTAGATTCAATGAACTCTGCGAGTTCGTCTACGTTCTCTACAAATTTATGATTGGCTATCGGATCAATCGTAGCTACACAATAAACGCCTGTAGATGGCAGTGCTTTCTTATAAAATTCTTTCATCATTTGCAGTTTCCTAAATTTTTAGTCAACAGTTCTCCACCACATAAAATCATGTGTTTTTTTATTGCTCACTAGGGAGGATTACATTGTACTACTTTTTTATAGTTTGTCGATAACTTTAGTATCTATATATTGTTTTACATCTAATGTACTTGACAAAGGCAATTCTCCTACTTCTAAAGAATCACTAATAATGTCAATTAGCTTCTCGACTTTATCTATGTTTCTTTCTCGTATAGGTTTTCCCCTAAACCAGTTATACACTGACATACGAGATACGCCTAACAGTTTAGAAATAGGATCAGGCGGTAGGTTAGCTTTAACACATAACCTACCTAATTGCACGCCTAATCTTTTTTCGTTAAGACCATTAAGACTTAGTAAATATTTTTCACTATAACACTTAGCCATAATTATCCTTAAGTTTTAACTGACCACTTTTTAACAATAGAACTTACATCAGTAGGTTTTTGTACTGGCGCAGGTTCCGCTCTTAATGTTGGCTGATTTACTGCTACGTCTGACTGTACATCACTTTGTGCCGCGGCCTGTGGTGCAGGCGTAGGTTGAGGTGTTGCTTGTTGAGCAGGTGCTTCACCTTCGTCTTTAGGTTTGTATACAGTTAACTTAATATAGTTATCAGCTGTTTGAGATCTAGCTTGTTGTTCTACTTCAGCTATTTGCTCAGGTGTTAATACACCGACAGGTGAGAATAATAATTTAGGTGTAGGTGACTTAGTATCAAATTGCATCTTAGTAATAATCTTACTTGCGCCAATGTTGTTATTAGCTAGCATTTGTACATAAGGTCTGAAACCCCACTTGCCATTATCTTCTTTTTGCCAACATGATGTTGACGGTAATACTAATTGATAGATGTCATTACTTGGATCGCCCGGCACTGTAACTGCTGTTCTCCATGATAAGCGACATGCTGAACCATTTCCTGCTACAGAATTTTTAACGCTGTATGGACATTGATCGCATGACTTAGCTGGAGGGTTTGCAACATCGGCATCAGGTGTACGAGAATCACTTGACCAACATGTAGGGATAATCTTTTCACCGTCTTTGTATGATGACGCATAGTACATTCTTGAAGCATTGTGTGCCATTCTAATAAACACTACATTCATTGAACGGTCTTCGATGGTACCTACTTCTTCACCACCTGCATACTTACGGAATACACCGCCTTTGATTGAGATACGTTTTGTGACATTACCGCCGCCACCACCTGCAACAGCAAGAGTATCTGCATCTAGCCCTGTTTGAAGTAAGGCTGGATTCTGTTGTAATAATATTGCTAATTCGTTACTCATATTTTACTCCTTAATTTTTACTAGGTTTTTTAACTACAATACTATATTCTCTGAATGAACTAACGCCTGGGGGCATACCTTCACCTTCATGATTAGCTAGATATTCTTTTAAATTAGTATTGTGTAATCGTTGTTGCATCAACTCAATCAAACCATTTTCTAGTATGAAAGATTTAAGGCCGTCCCAATCACTACATATATAACTTTCTCTTAATGTTTTAACAATGGTGCCTGCACCTGTACGTATGGTCTCGGCATTCATGGCATTACATTGTTCTAATAATACTTGTTCCAACTGAGCTTGCTCAGCTTTTAACTCAGCATCTTTTAGCTCAAATTCTCTTGCTATATTCTCACGTTGATTTCGTATTGTCAAGTAAGCTTGTACAATTTCATCTATCTTTGGTGATGTTGTTGCTTCACTCATAATGGTTCTCCTTCAAAGTTAATTTTTGGTTCAAATACTTCATCAGTCATATCTAATCCTGTATATGGATCAGGCATGGTAATGTCATTTAAATCGTGGCTTATATATGATGAAGTAGGATTAATCATCTCATATATTGTGTCGATTGATTCTTTTACAGACCATGATTCTTTGGTTGTTGTATATAAATTTGTTACTATTTCTACTGTATTGTCATCAAGAATTTTTGTACCTTCAAATACTGACAAGATATGTTTAGTATTAAGAAGTAATGTTTTCCCTTCAAACTCTTTTGCTGCGTTTGTTAATTTAATTATCACGATTCTAATTCCTCCCTATAAAGATCAACTAATTTTGTATGTAAATCTACTTTGCCTTGCAACATTTTATATATTCTCTTTTCTACATCTGAACCTTCTAGATGAACTACCGTCATCTTATTCTTTTGTCCTACGCGATCTATACGAGCAACGCATTGTAGGTATGTTTCAACTCCCATCACAGGCGACCAAAAGACAATCGTGTCTGCTCTAGTTAGCGTCACTCCGTGAGAAGCCGCTTGTGGTTGAATTACTAATACACGAGGATCGTCCATAGTTTGAAAGCGTTGAATAATATGCCCTCGATCTGTAGCTGATACTTCCCCGTTAATAATTTCGTTTGATATACCTTGTTTATTTAAGTATGCAGATACAACTTGAATCGTGTGTCGATAAGGTACAAACACTAATATTTTATTTGCAGTCTCTGATATTACTTCTGTTAGTGCGGTAAGACGAGGTGATATATCAAACTCAATCACTTCTTTCTTATCTGTATATACTGCACCACCTGATATTTGTAATAGCTTATTAAGATTGGCGGCTGCATTAACTGCACTTATAGATTCGCCTGACGTCTCAATTAACATCTGTTCTTTTAATTGTTTATAATATTTTTGTACTTGTGGCGTTAGTGGTATATCGCGAGTCTGATACATAACATCGGGTAAATCCAAACAATCATTTTTAGCAAATCTAATTGCAGGTTGTAATGCTTTAAACACTTCATCTTTAGCGTTGTGTTTTGGTATCCATTTAAACCTTGTAATCTGTTGCATTACTTTATCTCGCCAAGCCATAGCAAATTTAGGTACTCTTTGAGGTGATACAAGTTTAGCTAAGCCATAAGCATCGACAGGCGATTGAGCCGCGGGCGTACCTGTGAGCATCCATAATCTTGTCTCAGGTTTAAGAATTTTTGATAGCGTTTTCCATCGTGCTGTGCTAGGGCTCTTGTAAGCATTAGCTTCATCAATTACAACTAAATCAAATCCACCTTTGACAATAGCGTCTTTAACAATAGCTACGCCATCATAATTGATAATGACTATCTCGTAGTCACCGTTGATAATCCGCTCTCGTTTGGTCGATGTACCATGCGCAATACCCACTGATCTGTGCATACACGTATTAAAGACATCGCCTTGCCAAGCTGAATACATAATCGACAAAGGACATATAATAAGTACGCGTTTGACTTTACCCTGTTTCATAAGGTAATCGGTTGCCCAAAGTACTGACGAAGTTTTACCTGTACCTGCTTCGTTAAAACAGAAGGCACGATGATTGATACTTAAAAACTCTGATGTAATACGTTGGTGATCAAAAGGTCTATAGATCCCCGGCCAATCATAATCTCGTACAATAGGCGAGGGTAAGTTGTTCCTGAATGCAATAAGCTGATTTAGGCGAGTCATCTCATCAACACCCCAAAATACAACAAGGTCTGTGAGATTGCCTTTGTGTTCTACCACTTCACATTTCTCAATGTTAGAAGTAATATGGGGAACGATATGTTCCGGCACGGTTAATTTAACTGCAGTATTATCAATAATTTCCATTAACTAAGACCCCGAGGTCGCTATTTCAATAACTAGAATGGGATATATTAGCACACCCATTAGTGCTGTCAAGTATTACTTTACTTCTTTTTTCTTTCTCTCTTACTTACTTCTGATACTAAATTGTGATTTGAGTCTCGTTTGAATGAGCGATTCTTTTTAGCAGATTGAATCTTATATCCATCTTTATTTGAACCACCTTTGTCAAGGGCTTTTTTATGAGATATATCTTTACCTTCTCTAATTTCTGCTGTACGGTCTTTGTCTTTTGGATCGTCATAATGTTTCTTGTCAATCGCTCGACGAGCACGTTGGCGTTCCATACGCTTTTTATGTTCAAGCGGGGAATCTTTATAGATCGGTCTAGGTTTATTAACGAAAGGCATGCCGTATTATATCACGTTTTGTTAAATTCACAGGACTTGACAGGGCAGAATTTGCATAGTGGCGTAGGGTTAGCGATCCATGTATTCGTTTCATATGAGTTATCAAGCCTTGCCAAAGGCACAGTAAACTTACCCCATGAATCTTCTATGTCTTCTCTTTTATATTCTTCTGTAATAAAGACATTGTTCATCACAAACAATAATCCTGCTTTAATTTTATTTACTTGCGGGAAGTGAGCAAAGGTCATAAGTGACATCAAGCGCAATTGCTTAGGGTCGGGATACTTATGAGAGCCAGTTTTATAATCCACAATAAAAGCATAATCATTATCAACAATAAGTAAGTCAACAATACCACGCACCCAGCGAGTATCATCTTTGAAATCACAAGGCGTACGGTCTTTATAGAGAGCCATTTCATACTCAGGATATTTAGTCCCGGGAATTTCTTTGAGTGAATCCACTGCAGGCTTAAAGCGTAAGTAATTAAGAGCCAATTCTTTGCCATCTCTAACGTAGTCTTCAAGTGCTTTATGTACTTCTGTACCATAAATCATTTTCTCCGAAGGTATAACTGTGTAGTTTTGTGCTACACGAATCTCATAATATTTCTTAGGACAATTTTCGTATTCTTTTAAAGCTGAGTATGACCAAGTAAAATTAGCCATTAGAATCTTTCTTAATCACTTCTCCTGTCGACTTGTCAAGTTCATATTCATAGTGAATGCCGTCGTTACCATTCTGTCCTACTACATCAATGCGAGATAATTCATATTCATTTACATGTGGAGATACATCATCGCTTGGTTTTTTCTTTCTAAATATCAAATCAAAGTTCTTTTCAAACTGCTCGTTGTTTGGTTTAGATTGTAACCAGTCTCCTGTAATATCATTCTGTGCTGTTTTTTTCATTAACATTCTCCGTATGAATTTCCAAAGTGTGCTTCACATGCTACGGGTAAACCGTTTGCCCATGTTGGCGGTGTTGACATTGTACCAATAATATACTCCATAGCGCTATCTATTTCTGTTTCAGGGACTACGTTGACTACGGCATCATGGACTGTTAGTACAGGTCTATACTTTTTATTGATTATTAACATCTGTTCACCAATAATAATTCTAGCTAGTGCCTGTACTACATTCTCTACCACAGATCCACCCCAAATGGAAATAAATCCTCGTCTTGACTTATATACAAATTTAGATTTAGCTTCTGAAGTATCCCATGTAAGACCGGGATAACGTATGTAGAGTCCGTTCGGCAACCTAATACCTTCAGGTGTTGCATATAAAGCATTGTGTCGACCGATAGGATATGATTCTTTACCTACAGGCCAAGCTGCGATGTCTCTCAAAGCTTCTTCACATTCACGCCATAAGTCAATTACTTTACTATTTACATTACGATATACACTTACTAATCGTTTACATTCTTGTTCATCAAGTACTACACCCGCCGCCATTTTTAAAGTCTGTTGTAGCTTAGCCCACCCTGTACCGTATCCTAGTCCAAGAATACAAGTCTTACCAACAGCACGTTCTGTCTTATTAGCTTTAGTAATAGGTCGATCATATACGGTTGAAGCAAACTCACAATATACATCTCGTTCTTCTTTGTACCATTGGACGACATCGTTCTGTCCTGCTAACCATACTAATACCCGAGCCTCAATCTGTGATGAGTCTGCGTTAATAACTTTGTACCCATCAGGTGCGATGACTGCGTTCTTGAGTGCTTTCTTTTTAATATCTCTCGCGGGTAAGTTTTGGAAGTTAACTTTATCTGATCCTGCCCATCGTCCTGTATGAGCGCCATAATATTTAAGTGGGATAGGTAGTTTACCTTTGTTCCTAGCACCGATACCAATAAACCTTTCAATACGAGATTCTTCTATCGTGGACTTGGTACCTAAACGAACTGTACAAAGTTGTTGAATGAATGGGTCTTCATGTTCTAATAAATCTAAGAAGCCTTGATCTCCCTTAGCTAACGCATACGTTTCTTTACCAGTCGCTGGACTAATCTTTGTAGGCACGGTCACACCGAGTTCTTGTAGTATCTCTGCGAATTGTTTATTAGATGCTAACTTGGCTCTTACACATTCCTCTGTATCACATTCTAGTTTACTCATTAAACCCTGTAATAACTCTGACTTCTCCGCTTGGACTTCTTCTAACCTAGCTTGAAGCAAGGCATCATCAACCTCGAGTAGAGGCTCAGTATACATACGAAGTGTTAAGTCGATGAGATGTATCTCTGACTCAGGGAAGAGCGGTGCGAAGACTTGGAATAGTTTGTAAGTAAGTTCAACATCGTTTTTACAGTAACCCGCGTACGCTGACAACTCTGTAGATGTAAAGTCTTCTAGTCTTTTGCCTTTCGCGTTAACAACTTCGGTACCTTTAACGCCAAGATTGTATTTTTCAACCAAGAAAGCAAGGCTTCCACCGACGTCAACGCCGTGTATAGCACGAGCCATAGACAAAGTGTCGAGATATAGACCAGGAATAATCCCATACCTAAAAGACAGAATGCCACCGTCGAACTGAGTGTTGTGGCAAAGGAGGGCGGAGTTTTTCCAATCAATCTTATTAAGCGCATCTTGGATGTCCGAGTGTGACCCCGTAACCCAATACGTTTCTGCTTCCTCAACTTTAATACCAACGCCAATAACTTGGAATCTATCATCTCTTATATACTCCTCTGTTGTTATACCTGAAAGAGAAAAACCTACATCATAGTAGGTCTCAAAATCTAATGTAATTAATTGCATATTATTTAGTAACGTGCCACGCGTGGCGCCCCCTGCTTAATCCTACTGATATTTTATTGCCTGTAATTGTAGCTTGATATTCTTTGTTAGTTTCCATAAGTTCTGCTTTACCATCTAGCTGACGACCTACGCCTCCATTTTTAACAGGCATCTTCATCTTTAAAAACGCTTGGATAATCTTTTCTTTTGTCTCTGGATTAATCTGGTGATTCTTAACGTGGGCTAATAACCAACTAGATACTCTAGGAAAATACCTAGCAATAAAACCAAACACGTCCAAGTTTTTTAATGATACTGTTGGATATTTTTTAATACCTAATGGGTTGTCATATCGAACTTCTCTAATATCGTGATCCATATGAAAGCTAGCAATCATAATACCCATACTTCTGCCACGATCTATGATCCAACTATCAATTAAGAACCTATCCCATTCTTCTTGTATGTCCATGTATGCTTTCTATGTTTTGAATTAGTGCTATCTCATGCAAACGACAGATAGCGGTGCCGAACATCAACAATGGAGCCTTACTTGCATTGTAAGGATTTGGTGCGAGCTATAACCGCATGAAGCCGACGCAGTTATTATCTTAACTTACACCCTCGCACAGTGTAAGAGCGCCTTATCTACTGTGCACCACGACTAAGATAAGGTTTAGTTCGTGGATTCTCTTTGGTGGGCTACTCGCGATTAATATAAATGCAAAATACCATCACGAATTTAAACATATAAATAAAGTGCTTTCACCCATAATCTTGCTATCTTATGCAAACGACAGATAGCGGTGCCGTTTTACAAGGGACAATAGTAAACCTGGGCAGGAACCTATTGTCATACATTTGCATTATGTACTTTTGGCGGGCTACTCGCGGGTATCAAATTAAACAGAGTTTAAAAAAAGTGCTTTCGCCCATTAACTTTATAGTATCGATAATACTAACAGAAACACAGCAAAAATACAAGCCATGATTTTCTGATTTCTTAATTCTATTTTATCAAAGTCATCTCGTTTGTATTGTGTACCAAACGCCTCATAAGATGAACGAGGTGTAGGTTTATCAAAGGTATCGGGTTGGAAAAAGCGCCACCCTTTCTTTGCGTTCTTTGCAAATATTTTTAATTGCCAATCTTCTAGGCCATCTAATTTTGCGTATTTCACAATTCTTCTCCTTTTATTTTGCGTATTTCTCAAATTCATTTCGGCACTCAACCGAGCACCATCGTCTATCATCTTTGACGGGTTCTTCACACCATATACACTGCCCTGTCTGATTAGAAGGTTTTTTGATTTTATCATGCGCGTTCCTTATCCCAACATCGATAGCGTGTTGCACTAAATCATTCGCTACATCGATCTCGTCACTCATACGTTATATTTCATTCCATGCCTTTTCGCATTGTTCTCTGAAGCATATTTAAAATGTTTAGCCCAATCGCTTTTCGAGCCTGATGGTAGGGGTGCAGGTAACGTAATGAGTCCCTGTTTTGCTAATTCTCTCACTCGACTTGGATTGCCTGTCGAATGTAATATAATCTGATTGCGACTAGCGTTTGGATACTTCTGCATATAAGCATTGACAAGTTCAATCATTTGCTCATCTGTTTTCTTTCTGTAACCTAATATCATTTAGTATAAAGCCTCTCCGACTAAGTTAAAAAGTTCTTGTTGTATGTTCTGTTGACTAGGTGCTTTCTCTTTAGGTAAAGCAATTACATTCTTACCTTGATCTTTGTGCCACTTGGCTTCTTTGGCTGACCATCTATACTTGCGTAAGATTTCACCGTCATCATCTATTATAGCATGACTAAACGGTATCATTTTTAAAGTCTTCCTCAGTCAATATGGGGGCATCTTTCTTGGCGTCAATCAACATCATCTCTAATGTTTCTATAACTTCTTCAGGACTGCCACCTACAATGTCGTCTCGTTCACTATAAGCCATAAGTTTGCCATTTTCTTGATAAAAGACTTCATTTAAAGCATAGTAAATCTCTTTAGTCTCTGGGCATTTACGTTTAATAATTCTATAGTTCCAAGTCATTTCAATATACTCCAACAGATTTTTAGTTTATCAATGAAGGATAGTTTATGTGTATGTTGCATCATAAAGTCTTCTAATATTTTTATAAATCCTGCTTCCATAAGTAATCGTTTACCTTCATCATTAGCATCTATTAATACATCACAACTACCATCTTTTCTATCTCTAATTCTATTTAGTTTTAAATGTGCTTTCATTTTTTCTCCTCTTGTTGCGCTTGTTCTGCTTTGTAATTTTGTATATCGCGTTTGATATCGTCTTTATATACACCTACCCAGAGGGCTATGTATAACGCGGTAATGACTGCGATTGCGTCCATCTTCATCTCCTTACTATATACTGTCTATGTATTCTACACAACTTATAACCTTTTGCAACATTAAATATATTGCATTTAGTCACAGGCTTATTTTGTGATATGAGATATTGGTCGCCGAGATACTGAATCCCATTTTGAACGACAACTTGCGTAGCGACTTCAGCACACCCTGTTAATAAACTACAAACCGTTATTAGCTTCAATAAGTCTTTTAGTAGATTCTTTATAACTTTTGATTCCATTGAAAGTCTCCGTTTTTGATGGGTCTACATATAGTTCTTTTATTACTAGTGTATGTTTTTTAGTGGGAAGGTCTTTAAACCATGAAAGTTCTTTCGGTCTTGTTAACATAAATGAACTCCACACTAATGTTCCTTGACTGTCATATTCTTCTATTGCATACCCATATGGTTCTTTATTACTCATTTTATTTCTCCGCTAATTTTGTTGTGCCTTTTTTATAAAATATTAAGTTCGACCACCTAACCACAGGTTTTAAATTATACCACGACTTTGGTTTTTTAATTGTAGTGTCGTGAAAGTTTGTTGCTCCATAACTATAATCAACTTCTAATCTATGTAATACTTTGTATGCTACGTCTTTATATTCTTGTCGGATCACCGACGGCGGTTTAACTATCCCATACCAACTAAACTGCGCGGGACGTTTCATTTCATAACATACATTTTTATGTTCAAACTCCGCCCTACGCATTAAAACATATCCGACTGCAATTTGGGCTTGGTAAGGTTCATGCGCTGACTCCATGTAAATGGTTGTAGCGAGGCACAACAATGCTTGATCTAACATAGCATCACTCCTTTTCTTTAAAAGGTATTAGTTATTTAGCTTGAGATTGTTTGTCTTCGTGATCAATCAGTTTGTCTAGATACCATCGGGCTTTCTTCAAGTCCTCTGTTCCATTTTTGAATTTGTATCTCCACACGTATTTAATAACGTTGGCTACACAAACGGCGGCGATGCCGAATAAACCTTTGACGGCTTCTTCAATAGCATCAATACATTCTATTTTCCCTTGCGTATAATGCGAGGGGTGGTTTACGTTGTCTTTATTACTTTTATTACTCATACTATCTCCTTTACTAGAGTTAATAGTGACTCTATATTACCTTCATTTACCACGATTGCCAAGCCTTGATTGCGTTTTATGTTTTCAATGTTGCGTAATTGCAACAAAGTAGGCTTATTATCACCTGATTTACACTCAATACCAATGAACTTGCCCTTGTAACACGCAATAATATCAGGCACACCACTCCTACCATATCCTGTTGCCATTGGTGAGAAGTGATATGCGCCGAGATCATCTAATATCTTTTTAACTTGCTTCTTTACTTTGCTTTCAGGTGTTGCCATCGTTGTCCCAATACTTTATATAGATTGTATATCCTATAACACCTAACACTATGATTGGCATTATTACGATCAACTCTGCTACATCTTTGGCTAACCAAAACTTTATATACTCAAACATCTTCTTCTACCTCTAGTTTAATTTTGCCTATGTATTTATAAACTTCATCTTCTTTAACATCACCAACAGAATAATGGTCAAACTCAATTCTATCTTCCTCTTTATCTAACCATACATACAAATATTGTGGCTCTTTAGCTTGTGGTTTAATGCGGTATTCTTCATCTGATACATCATTATTAAATTCAGGAAAATAATCTTCATCCCAAACTGACCAATCACTCCAAATACCTTTACCTAATTTAGTTCTGTATTCTATTTCACCACCATCAGCCAAATGTTTTATTTCTTTATGCCATTTATGTTTCATTATTTCCTCCACCAATTAAATGCACTATGAATCTTACGCCATATGATGTCTCGTGCTTTTTCTTTTCTTATGGCTTCGACCTTTTTGTTTGGGTGTTTCATATCGTAGGTATTACATTAATTTCAGATTGACTTGACGTCCACAATGATCCCGCGTCGTTGCCCTCATCATCTCGCATAGGAATTATCCAATGACCATCTGTGAACTCAATCACAAGTCCCGATTTATCCCACGCAATATCTTCACGTTCACGATCATCTAAATATCTAACGCGTCTAATCGTTTTACCTACTAAAAAATTACTAGCTAGGTTTCCCCAATGTTCTCTTAAATCTGCGCTCATGATTTTGTCCCCGTTTCTTTTTGTTTTTGTTGTTCAACACTTGCTTTCATACCAAACATAATAGCGTCAAAGATGTTAAAGCCCTCGACCTTATCATGTTCTTGTATCTGTTGCTCTAACGCTTGGTCATTAGTCTTCACAAACACCCCCTATACACGCACGACTGATGATCTCGTTTTCTAAATCATTGTATGCGTCCGCTTGGATTAAGTGGTCTTGATGTTTCTTGAGTCTGTCATACAATGTATGCTCGGTCTCAACGCTAGAAGCTTTTACTACTAAACCTTTCTCGCGTAATGGCTCTGCTAACAATGTTGCAACATGGTCACTCGGTTCTACACCCCATTGTTCTACTTTTCTTAAATAAATATCGTCCATACTTACTTCTACTACTACGCTAAACTTCGTCATTGTTTTTCTCCTAATGTCTTGTGGTGTCATCTGTTTCAACATACATAGCCATTTGTTGCACGGCTTCTTTTTTACATTCTTCTATTTCTTCATCAGTCAATTGATCCATAGCGGTTTGCCCTGCTTCTTCAAGTTCAACTAAACGTAAACCCTCTTGTTCTAGCCTATATGCAGTCACAAGGGACTTAATAAAAAACTCTTTATATTTTTCTTTTGTTATCATATATCCCCCTTAAATTATCCATACACCTAAAACAAAACCTATTGCTAACCACATACCATAACGCACCCATACTTTTTCTATGTTTACCCATGCGTCACCGCCAAGTCTACTTTGTATGGCTTTTTCTTCTTTAGCACGAGCCTTGTTAAACTTCGTAAGCCGACCATTGATTCTTTTCTTTGCTAGTTTTCTCATGCGTTGATAATCATGGTTCAACTCATTTATTTTTTGTTCGATGTTGATGTCTTGTATCATTTGTTTTCTCCTTTAATCAATGCAATAATTGAAGCCTTTGCGGTTTCTTCTCCTTCTTTTAATCCTCTTGCGTAAGCTTCTTTTGTGAGATTTATTAGATCAACTAACTCTTTATCATACTTTTCACCTAAATATTTTTGTATCACGTCTTCCATTTTTTTTTTTCTCCTGTTGTTTTTGTTCCTCAAAGTTTTTTAATGATTGTATGTATTGATTTGTTGCAAAGTTAATACCTCGTATGACACCGAGTCGCATAGCATAATAAAAGACCTCTGATTCTTTTTCTGATC